CGAATGCATGCGCCAGTCGACGCGCTCGATCTGGCAGATGGCGCAGGAGCGATTTGGCATGACCAACCCGTTGAATTCCGGATGGGTTGTGACGCAGGCCAAGCTCACCATCCGCTTCCATCCGGAGGCCGGCGCGCGCCGCGGGAAGACGTTGCCGGTCACGATCACCATGCCACACGGCTCGGATCTCAAGGACCGCACAGATCGTGAGCGGATTGTTGGAGAGAGGTATCTCCGCCGCTGGGGCATCCTGCGTGACGTCTGATGGGCGCGACCTGAGCGCCGAGGCGATCAACCTCGTGACGACGATCGCCGAAATGCCGAATGCCGTCGTGGCTGGAGGCATCTTGGCTGATCACTATGGGGCGGTTGCCGAGGGTATTCGGGCTCTCGGCCTGCTGGAGCCCAATGGGCATGAGTCCGTGGCCACCTCGCTGGTCGATCACGACGACGTTCCGGTGTCAGTGACAAGGTCACCTGTGACAGGTGAACCAGGGTATTTCAGCAGTTCTGTTGGATGGGTGCCGGTTCCACCAGAGCGACTGGTCTCCTTTCGCCTCAGCTTCGCCAGGCTGATCGCCATCGTGACGGCGAGGCTCGATCTGTCTCCGCGATGCGCTCTGACTGAAGTCGTCCCAGATCTCGTGTGGGAAGTCGGCGCTATCCGGCTGCCCGGGAGGGGCCGGCGCGCGCCGATCTGGATCGCCCGGCGCCTTCATTCTGTCGAAGGCTGGCAGCGCTTCGCGGCGGTCGTGCGCACGCGCCCGGCGCCAGGCCTTCGAATTGTGCTCAGCCTAACTGCTGCAGATCGGCTGCCCCTCCATGTTCTGGAGGGGCATGAGATCATTCCGATTCGAGATGTGGCCGAAAGGCCGGGCGGTCTTGTCGTAGATGCGGACTTGCTGGCGGCTCGGGTGGCGTCGGGGAACCTGTCGAGCGACGCGCCGATCTCCATGACCGCCGACGGTGCGGCAGTTATGGTGCGCGGTAAGCGCTACGCCTTCCGCGGGCCGAAGCAGCGATCGATCGTCCGGCAGCTCTACCAGGCGTGGTCGTCGGGCAATCCCGAGTGCTTGACCGCGACCATCTTGGAGACCGCTGAGTGCAGCGGCAACACGAACACTTTGGCCAAGGCCTTCTCTGGCCGTGACGACTGGCGCGAATTCATCAAGGAGGAAGGAGGACGGTGCTGGATTTACCTCTGAGTGTCCTTGCCTCGCGCCGAGATCGAGCCGCCCGACTGGGCGGCTTTTTCGTTGTGGGTGGTGGGAGAGCGATTCCTACCGTGGCTCCTACCTGACACCTACCCGGCTCCTACCCCGTCCGACCGCATCTTCCTCGCAGGTTTTCGTCACCGCCTGCTGGAGGACGCGATGTCCGTCAAACACCTGAACCAGATCGATCTGGCCCGCCGCTGGAGCATCAGCCCGCGCACGCTTGAGCGGTGGCGCTGGCTCGGCCAGGGACCCCGCTACATCAAGATCGGTGGCCGCGTCGTCTACCGTATCGACGAGGTCGAGGCCTTCGAGGCGCAGCAGACCCGCGCCAGCACCGCCGAACTCCCCCAGCCGCGCGCCCTCGCACGGAGCGCCTGACCCCGGCTTCATGCCGGGTTCTCCAGGGAATGCAAAACCCGCGAGGGGAATACCTGGACCGCGAGAGCTCCGAGCGGCGTCGGAACCCGGCAGTAGTACCATACGACGACATCGGGGCGAGGCGACGAAGGAGCCAAGCCCATGTTCGACGACCCGTTCAATCAGGCACGCCATTTGTACGTGCCGCAGCAGATGCCGGAGGCCGCGTGATGACGGCCGCCTTCCGCATCATCACCGCTGACCATCGCCTGGCCGAGCAGCGCGGCATCAAGGGCGTGCTGACTGGCATCTCGGGTATCGGCAAGACCTCGCAGCTGTGGACGCTGGACGCGCCCCGCACGCTGTTCCTGAACCTGGAGGCCGGCGAGCTGGCCGTGCAGGGCTGGCCCGGCGACGAGGTCCGCATCCGCGACTGGGAGCTGGCACGCGATCTGGCCTGCTGGGTCGGTGGCCCGAACCCGGCGATGCGCGCCGACCAGACCTACAGCAGCTCGCACTACGAGCGCGTCTGCGCCGCGTTCGGCGATCCGTCGGTTCTGGCGAAGTACGAGACGCTGTTCGTCGACTCGATCACGGTCGCCTCGCGGCTCTGTCTGCAGTGGTGCAAGGGCCAGCCGCAGGCGACTTCGGATCGTAGCGGCAAGCCCGACATGCGCGGCGCCTACGGCTTGCTCGGCCAGGAGATGATCGCCTGGTTGACCCACCTGCAGCACACGCCGGGCAAGAACGTCTGGCTGGTCGGCATCCTCGACAAGCGGCTCGACGACTTCAGCCGGCCGTACTTCTCGCTGCAGGTCGAAGGCGCGAAGACCGGTCTGGAACTTCCCGGCATCGTCGACGAGGTCGTGACGATGGCGGAACTGAAGACCGAGGACGGCACGCCGTATCGCGCCTTCGTCTGCACGACGTTGAACCCGTTCGGGTACCCGGCGAAGGACCGTAGCGGCCGCCTCGACACGATCGAGGAGCCGCACCTCGGCCGGCTGATGGAGAAGATCCGTCGTCCCGCGGGCGCGCCGCCGCCGCGGCTCGACTACAGCCGCCCGGCCGACACCACCCCGACCTTCACCGACACCGCCAAGGGAGCCTGATCCATGTCCATGGGCAACTCGTTCGACTTCAACGGCGCGGAGACCCAGTCCTCGGCCTTCGCGCTCATCCCGGCCAACACGCTGGTGAAGGTGCGGCTCTCCATTCGTCCTGGCGGTGCCGGTCCGGAGGGTTGGATGACGCAGAGCAAGTCCTCGGAGGCGATGTACCTCAATACCGAGGCCGTGATCCTCGACGGGCCCTACGCCCGGCGGCGGCTGTTCACCCGCATCGGCATCAAGGGCCGGTCAGCCAACGAGCGCGGCGAGGATGTCTACGCCAATCGCGGCCGGTCGCTGATCCGCGGCATCCTGGAGTCGGCCCGCGCGGTGCGATCGGAGGACACGTCCGAGACCGCCCGGACGGCGCGCACCATCCGCACGCTGGGCGACCTGAATGGTCTGGAGTTCGTGGCCAAGGTCGGCATCGACCGCGACCGCAAGAACCCGGACGACGACGGGCGAAACGTCATAGCGGCGGCGATCACGGCCGAGCACGCCGACTACATGAAGCTGATGGGCGGGATGCCTGCCGCCGTGGCGGGGGCCCCGGCAGCGGCTTCCGCGGCCTCGTCGGGGCCTGCGCCGGCCTGGGCGGGCAACCAGCCCGGCGCAGCGCCGCCGGCGGCCACCGCACCGTTCTGGGCACGCTGAGGTTCTGCCCATGATCCCCAGGGACTACCAGCAGGCTGCTGTTGCGGCCGCCCGGACCAAGACCGCCGAACACGGCAACACGATCCTCGTGTTGCCGACCGGGGCGGGGAAGACCGCCATCGCCGGCTTCTACATCGGCGAGGAAGCGGCCGAGGCGCCGGGCAGCCGGTTTCTCATGCTGCAGCACACCGACGAGCTGATCGAGCAGAACCGGGCCACCGTCAGCGCCGTCGCCGGCGTGGCCGGAAGCGCCGTGAAGGCCGAGCAGGACGACTGGTCAGGCCGTGTGGTGTTCGGCAGCGTGCAGACGCTGGCGCGGACCAACCGGCGCATCCGGATGCCGGCGGTGTCGCACCTGGTGATCGACGAGTGCCATCGGGCGGCATCCGATAGCTACCAGAGCATCGTCGCACACGTCCGGTCGCTCAATCCGCAGATCAAGCTGCTCGGGCTGTCGGCGACTCCGGGGCGTGGTGACGGCCGCAGCCTGCGCAAGACCTTCAGCAACGTCGGCTACCAGCTGCCGATCGGCACCCTGATCGAACAGGGCATCCTGGTTCCGCCCAGGACCTTCACCATCGACCTGGGCGTGGACGCGGAGCTGTCCGGCGTGGAATCGACCGCCGGCGACTTCGACATGGGCCAGGCGGCCCAGGTGCTGAACCACTCGGTGTTGAACGAGGCAGTGGTGGCTCACTGGAAGGAGAAGGCGGGCGGTCGTCGGACCATCGCCTTCTGCGCCACCGTCGAGCACGCCCAGTCGGTGGCCGCAGCGTTCCGGTCAGCGGGCATCACCGCCGAGACCGTGACGGGTGAGATGAAGGCCCGCGACCGCGTCGACGCTCTTGCCCGGTTCGACCGCGGGGAGGTGCAAGTGCTCACCAACTGCATGGTGCTGACCGAGGGCTTCGACAGTCAGCCGGTGGGTTGCATCACGATCCTGCGGCCGATGCTGCACAAGGGCACGTTCATCCAGGCGGTCGGGCGGGGGCTGCGCAAGGTCGATCCCGAGCGCTATCCCGGCATCGTGAAGACCGACTGCATCGTGCTCGACTTTGCGGGGGCGGCCCGGCGGCACGGCTCGATCGAGCAGGAGGTGCAGCTCGACGGCGAGGAAGCAACGGGCGAGGCGCCGTACAAGACGTGCCCGGACTGCGCGGCGGAGTTGCCGCTCGGCACGACCATCTGTCCGTTCTGCGGGCACGTCTGGCTCAGGCAGTCGGGCGAGAAGCGGGTCATCGAACAGTTCTCTCTGACCGAGATCGACCTGCTGGCCCGCTCGCCGTTTCGTTGGTGCGATCTGTTCGGCGATGACCAGGCGCTGATCGCCAGTGGCTTCGACGCCTGGGGCGGCGTGTTCTTCGACGGCATCCACTGGCACGCCGTCGGCCAGCCGCGTCGAGGCCGGCTCCGGCATCTCGCGGTCGGCGAGCGATCGCAGGTGCTCGCGGCGGCCGACGACTTCCTCCGGCAGGTCGAGAGCACCGATGCGGCCAGCAAGAGCAGGGGCTGGCTGTCGCAGCCGGCGAGCCTCAAGCAGCAGGACCTGCTGCGCCGTGCCGGGTACGCCAATGCTGCCCTCGACTTTGGCCTCTCCAAGTATGCCGCCAACTGCCACCTGAACTTCCTGTGGAACCGGCCGGCGATCCGGGCGGTGGTGCTCGCGTCGGCATCGAGGAGGGCCGCGTGACCGATGCCTTCCTCGTTCTCCTTGCGACTGCGGTGCTGGCACCCGCGCGGCGTGCTCTGCGCGGTCTGCCGCCGACCGGCCAGTGGCTTTGGCTGGTTCGACCCGGTGCGCTCGAAGCGGCCGCGGCCTTCGGTCTGGTTCTGCTCGATGGCTTGCCAAGGGTTCTGGTCGCGCTTGGCTGGGAGGTCCTTCGCCGTGGTTGACCTCACCGACCAGGAGAAGGCGGCCATCGCCGCCGCCATGAAGCCGGTCGCCGAGATCATGGCCGAGATCGGCTGGCCGACGCGGCTCAACGAGCTTTCCGAGCAGCAGGTGCTGACCCTGATCGAGGCCGCCGTCGGTGGCTTCCAGGACGCCCTGCACGCCACTGCCCGCAACGACACTCCGGAGATCCCCTTCTGATGGACACCCTCGACTTCAACCACCGGCCCAAGGAGCCGAACTTTGCCGATGGGCTGAACGCGCTGATCGATCGTGCCCTGGAGGCCGAGAACGAGACCCGGCCCGGCCGGGACTATCTCGGCGGCTCGCGGCTCGGTGACCCCTGCGCTCGGCGCCTGCAATTCGAGTACCTGAACGTGCCGCGTGATCCGGGGACCGGCTTCCCCGGACGGACGCTCCGGACCTTTGCCTTGGGACACAGTCTGGAGGATCTCGCCGTCGAGTGGCTGCGCAAGGCCGGGCTGGACCTGCGCACGCGCAATCGAAGCGGCGAGCAGTTCGGCTTCTCGGTCGCCGGCGGCCGCGTGAAGGGGCACATCGACGGCGTGATCGTGGCGGCCGAGGGGTTCGCCGTGCCGGCGCTCTGGGAATGCAAGACGGCTAACGCGAAGAACTGGCGCGACATGGCCCGGCGCGGCGTCACCGTGGCCAAGCCGGTCTACGCCGCGCAGATCGCGCTCTATCAGGCCTACATGGGCCTGACCGAGGCGCCGGCGCTGTTCACGGCGATCAACAAGGACACGAGCGAGCTCTGGCATGAGCTGGTGCCCTTCGATGGCGGTCTCGCACAGTCGGTCAGCGACAAGGCCGTTCGCATCCTGCAGGCCTGCGATGGGGGCGAGTGGCTGCCGCGGGTCGCCTCCGAGCCCGGCTTCTTCGAGTGCACGACCTGCGCCTTCAAGCAGCGGTGCTGGGCATGATGGTGGCCAGCACCGATCCCGTGCCGGTTGCGCCGGATGCCGTCGCCATCGCCACCTTTGCCGAGATCGTGTTCGGCTACTGCGAAGGCTTCGTGCCGGTGCGGGCCCTGGCCGAGAAGGGCGCCGCCGACCGGCCGCCGCACACGCCGTTCCTGGCGGCGGATGCCGACCTCGCGTCCCGGCTCGCGATCCAGGCGGATTGGGCCACCGAGACCGGCATGGCGCTCTACGTGGTGCCGGGCACAGTGGCATCGCCCGGTGAGGCGCGCGCCGAACACATCGTGCAGACGCAGGTCGTGCTGGTGGATCTCGACCACGGCGACATCGCCACCAAGCGCGATCACCTGGTCCAGCACCTGGGGGCGCCGACCCTCGACATCGCCTCGGGAGGCGTGACGCCCGAGGGCCAGCGCAAGCGGCACCTCTACTGGCAGCTGACCGAGCCGGCGATTGGCGAGGACATCGCGAAGGTCTGCCGGCTGCGGCACGCCATCGCCGCCAAGGTCGGCGGCGATCCGGCCTTCCGGTCTGCCCACCAGCCGATTCGGGTGGCCGGCTCCGTGCACGCCAAGGGTGGGGTGCGGCGACCTGTCGAGATCCTGCAACGCAATGCCGTCGAGTTCGACTTGCGTGAGTTCGCCGAGGCCGTGCTCGCCATGCCGCCGCTGGACGGCGAGGCGCCCTCCGACCTCGACTTCAACGACGCCACCGCGATCCGGGGAACCGTTACCGAGCTGTTCGGCCAGCAGGTCCGCGAAGGCGGTGTCGACGGCACGACACGGTTCGATGCGCTGTCCCGGGTGATCGGCTACTGGATCCGCCGCTGCCGCGAGGGACATGTCGAGGCGAGCCAGGCCTGGGCCGAGATCGTGGCCTACAACGAGGCCCGCATCGACCCGCCCTGGCCACTCGATCGCTTGCAGCACGAGGCCGAGCGCCTGTGGCGGCGGGATTCCGACCGGAACGGCGATCAGAGCGGAGGGCCTGGCCAGCCGCCGCATGATGGCGGGCCCGAGGACGAGGCGCCGCCGCCGCAATACACCGAGGACGCGCTGGCGCTGGAGTTCACGCGCCGCAATGGTGACGACTGGCGCTTCGTGGCCGCGTGGGGTCAATGGCTGGTCTGGACCGGCAGTCAGTGGCAGCACGAGACGACGCTCAAGGGGCTGCACCTGTCGCGCCTGGTCTGTCGCGAGGCGGCGGCGCAGTGCGGCCGGGCCAAGCTCGCGGCGAGGCTGGCCAGCGCCTCCACGGTGTCGGCGGTGGAGCGTCTGGCACGCGCGGACCGGCGACACGCCGCGACGGTCGAGGAATGGGATCGCGATCCGTGGGCGCTCAACACGCCCGGCGGAGTGATGAACCTGAAAACCGGCAACCGGCGCGCCCATGATCGTGCCGATCGCATGACGCGTCTCGCCGGCGCCACGCCGCAGGGCGACTGCCCGACGTGGAAGACGTTCCTCGCCACCATCACCGACAACGACGCCGAACTGCAGGCCTACCTGCAGCGCATGGTGGGCTACAGCCTGACGGGCCTGACCAGCGAGCACGCGCTCTTCTTCCTCTACGGCACGGGTGCCAACGGCAAATCGGTGTTCTGCAACGTCGTGGCCGCCATCCTGGGCAATTACGCCACCACCGCGCCGATGGACATGTTCATGGCCACGACCGGCGATCGGCATCCGACCGATCTCGCCGGTCTACGCGGGGCGCGCTTCGTGTCGGCGGCCGAGACCGAGCAGGGCCGCCGGTGGGCCGAGAGCAAGCTCAAGCTCATGACCGGCAGCGACCCGATCAAGGCCCGTTTCATGCGTCAGGACTTCTTCGAGTTCCTGCCGCAGTTCAAGCTGGTGATCGCCGGCAACCACAAGCCCGCGATCCGCAACATCGACGAGGCCATGCGGCGGCGCTTCCACATGGTGCCGTTCACGGTGACCATCCCCAAGCCGCGGCGCGACAAGACCCTCACCGACCGCCTGCTCGCCGAGCGCGACGGCATCCTCGCCTGGGCCGTCCAGGGATGCCTCGACTGGCAGCGACAGGGTCTGATGCCGCCCACTGCCGTGCAGGCCGCGACCCAGGAATACTTCGACGACGAGGACGCGCTGGGTCGATGGATGGCCGAGGCCTGCGACGTCCGGCCGGCCCGGACCGAGCTCACCGCGACCCTGTACGGCGCCTGGAAGATCTGGGCCGAAGCCGCCGGCGAGTACGCCGGCTCCATCCGTCGGTTCTCCGAAAGCCTTGCCGCCCGGGGCTTCGAGAAGTGGCGCGAACCCACGAGCACCCGGATGGGGTTCCGCGGGGTCGCACTCAAGCCAGCAACCACGTCCACTGCCCCTCTGGAGTTCTGAACGTCATGAACCTCGAAAAACCCAGTAAAATGGGCATCCTGAAGCTTCTGAAGGATCAAACCGTTAACGGCCCCACGCGCGCGCGTGCGCGCGTAGAGGGAGTAACGGATGGAAGCTTCAGAAGCTTCAGAATCCGACTAAAACAGTCGGTTATTCTGGCCCTCGACCTCGGCACCACGACCGGCTGGGCCTTGGCGCTGCCCGACGGCGGCATCGTGAGCGGTACCGTCTCGTTCCGGCCGAGCCGCTACGACGGTGGTGGGATGCGGTACCTCCGGTTCCGTGCCTGGCTCGACGGCGTGGCTGAGGACACCCCCGGCATCGGCACCATCCACTTCGAGGAGGTCCGCCGGCATCTCAGCACTGACGCCGCCCACGTCCACGGCGGTCTGCTGGCGACGATGACGGCGTGGTGCGAGGAGCAGGCCATCGCCTACCAGGGCGTGCCCGTTGGCACCATCAAGCGGTTCATCACCGGCAGGGGCAATGCCGACAAGGCCGCGGTCATGTCCGCCGTCCGCGAGCGCGGCTACAGCCCGGCCGACGACAACGAAGCTGATGCCATCGCGATCCTGCTGTGGGCTCTTGAGACCCGGGGAGGTGTGCGATGAGCGCGGAGACCATCCTCGCGCGCGCAGCCGATGTCTTGGCCGACCGCAGCAAGACCTACGGCGAGCCGCGCCAGAGCATGGCCGCCATTGCCGCCCGCTGGTCTGTCACGCTCGGTCACCCAGTCACCCCGGCCCAGGTCGTGCTGTGCATGCTGGACCTCAAGCTGGCCCGGCTGCGCCGCGATCCCGGCCACCAGGACAGCATGGTCGACGTGATCGGCTACGCCGCGCTGCTGAGTGAGGTGACGAAATGAAATGGGCGCCGCGAGGCTTCGGCGGCGAGCGCCAGCCGCCCGAGGACATCAAGCGACAGGGTTGGCAGGCGCAGCGCGTGCTGGTCGTCGATGCCGACGACGAACGTCTGACCTGGCCCGAGCGCGAGCTGATCCGCCAGCTCGGCGAGAAGCTCTACGGCAACAGGCCGAAGCGACAGGAGACGCGACATGGCTGACTGGACGCCGGAGATGGTCGAGGAGCGGTTGATCGAAGCGGCTGCAGTCCTGCGGCGGCTTCCCGCGCAACGGGGGCAGGGTTACTTCAGCACCTGGCCAACGATGTTCGTGGAGTTCGGCGATCTGGTAGGCCAGACGCCGGAGCCGATGCGCCCGCCGCCGCCGTCGGCTGCCGCGATCAGCCGGATGGAGGCGACGCTCGGCTGGATGCCCTGGCTCGAGCCCGTCGATGCAAAGATCGCGTGGCTACGGGCCAGCGGGAGGCGGTGGAAAGAAATCTGCTGGGAAGTCGGCCTGGCCCGGGCCGCGGCGCACGAGCACTGGCTCTATGCGCTCTGCGTCATCGCGTGGCGGCTGAACGGTAGGGAACGGGTGAAGCACATGGGCCGGCGGCGGCTGATTGCGCGGGTTCGTGTTGGAGCCATGAGCGGCCCTCTTGGGTAGCAGGCCGGACTGACGCGATGTGCCCATAGGCGTTGCTTATGTCCAGAGCATCCAGAACGGCGCGCGCGGCGATCCTTTAGTTGGGCCG